GTGAATAGGTGATCTCAGCGTGGGGGTTGCAGTTCACCATCTCCTGCCTTATGCCCTTTGTGCCCCACCTTATGAAGAGGAACCTTCTGGGCACGCGGTGCACCACCTGGTACAGCGTGTCCCGCGACACGAGGGACACCTCTGCCTTCTCCCCGGCGACCCTTGCCGTGACGGACACCCACGGGTCGTGCCACTCGACGGTGCCGGCGAGGCAGGCAGGCCTCTCCGGGCAGGGCGGCAGGGTGTCCCTGATGAAAGACGCGGCGGTGTCGACGCGCGTCACCGCGACGGTCTGCTGCATGCTCTCCAGACGGCGCACCTTCAGGCCGAGCGAGGATATCACCCTCCTCTGGTCCGCACACATCCCCTCGCTGGCCTCCAGCGCGCTGCGGTACTCGTCCGCCGTCAGCTGCAGGCGCAGCACCTCGACGGCGTGACGGCCGTCCCGTGTCTCGTACTCCCGGATGTCCCCCAGCAGCTGCCGCTGATTCTCCTCCAGACGGCGCACCTCCCGGGCGCTGCTCCTGAGGGAGAGCAGCAGGATGACGGCCGCCGCCGTGACAGCCGCCACATATATCGCGGCTGCGATTTTCAAATAGCTTTTTAACATCATTATAACGGTATTAGTTCATCATTCTGTTGGCGGTGCCGACCCCCATCATCCCGGCCATCACCACTGCGTTGGCCGCCGCCTCCGACGAGTCGATGTCCTTCTGCTTGTTCAGGAACGCATAGTACACGTTCCGCAGCCTCTCGGCCGGTATCCTGTTGAAGTCGTCGTATCCCGTGCTCCTGCACGCGATGGACTTGATGAGTTCGGCATTGCCGTCGAGGCCCATCTTCCTCAGATAGCCTCCGACGGATCCGAACACCTGCTTGCGCAGCCGGTCCATCGTGGCCGGGGTCTTCTGACCCAGCTGGGCCGACAGCTTGCCGCAGATGTCTATGAGGTCATGGGTGTCTATGTCGGCGCTGCTCTCCACGCCGAAGGAAGCCACCAGCGCCCCCTTCTCCTCCGGAGTCATCCCGCACAGCCCGCACAGGGTGTGGAACTTCCGCAGTATCTTCGAGTGTATGTCATCCATTGTATTCTTCATGGCATGTTGATTTATTCAAGTTCTTTGATGTGGTAAGATCTGTATCCGTCCTCCCAGATGACGAAGTCGTAGCCTGGACCCGTGGCGTAGCGCGACACGACACGTGCCGCATAGCCTTCGACGCATATCTTCACGTCGCTCAGGCATCTCACGTATTCCGCCACCGCGGGGAACGCCTTGTGGTTCTTCTCGTGGGCGATGAAGACGAACAGCTTCCGGGGGAAGTCCCTCACCAGGTCCGCATAGTCGCCCTTCCGGAACCCCTGCATCGCCGTCACCGAGTCGATGATCACCATCTGCGCGCTCTTGGGCTTGGACAGCCTCTCGCGGAGCTCCTCCAGCTGCACCCTGTCGGCGAACACCACGCCCCGCCCGGCCTCACGCATCCCGACCCTCTCCCATGCCAGCTGCATCGACCGCGACAGCCCCTGCTCCAGCGAGTCGTACATCACCCTCCCGAACTGCGACAGGTACTTGCACAGCATCAGCGCGAAGGTGGTTTTCCCGCTTCCGGAAGAGCCGAATATCGTCCACGTGCCCTTCAGCTCCGGACGGCCGAACGCCGCCAGCCAGTCCCCCTCGAAGGGTGCCGTGTCGAACGCGGCCTTGGTTACGTCCCGGTTGCTCAGCAGGCGCCTCATACCTATGCCTCCATCCTCTTGCGTTCCGCGAACACCAGACGGCGCACGCGCCGCAGGTCATAGTCGCACCCGTCGATGATCCTGTTTACGGCTGCCGCGTCCTCCACCCCGTTGGCCCTGCAGACGGCCTCGACGTCGTCGCCGTTCACCTGCTCGATGGGGATGAACTTGCGGCCTATGCGGCTGTAAATCTCCTTGTAGCCCTTCCGGTTCGCGGACACCCCCCTGGTGATCCTCTTCTGCAGGTAGTTGGTGGCGCACAGGATGATCCCGCAGTCATCCTCCAGATGATTGTACAGGCTGATGAAGAAGTACAGCACCTGGTCCGACAGCTTGTCGGCCTCGTCCAGGATGATGACCGGGTTCTCGCGCTTCTTGATGCTGGAGATGATCTCCGTCATCATCTCGCTGACGGTGTATCCCGCATACGGCAGCGACAGCTGCGTCATCAGCTCCCCGAGGAACGACTTGCGGTTCCAGAACTCGGAGCATATCAGGTGGCACACGTTCCGGTGGCCGCGGGCGAACACCTTGATGCTCTCGCTCTTCCCGCACCCGGCCTCGCCGGTGACGGCCATCACCAGGGCGTTCTCCCTGGCGTCCTCCAGGATGTCGGTCATCCTCTGGAACCCGCGCGTGCGGACCACCGTCCAGTTCCGGCGGTCGTGCCCGATCTGGGCCGCGACGTTGCGCCACATCTCATCCGAGATGAGGTCCCACTGGTTGTTGAGCATCTGGCTGATGACTGCGCTGCTCGCCCCGGCGATGGAGCGGGCGGCCGCGTTCTGTGACCCCTTCAGGGAGCAGTACTCCCTCAGGGAGGCGGCTATCGCCTGTTTCTCTTTCGTTTTCATGATTGACTAAGTATTGATTTTAAAAAGGTTAGTATAAGTCAAATGTGTTCACCCGCTGCTCCCCTGCGGGAGGGGTCTCCACCACCACGGGCACCGGCTCCGCCCTCTTCTCGTCCGTCACGTCCTCGTAGTCCGTGAACTCGGCCAGACGGCGCCTCTGCTCGGCGCGGCGGCTCTTGTGCTGGCCCTTGCTGTCGGTGATCAGGGCCTTGGCCAGCACGTTCCGGCTGTCCGGTCCCTCCAGCTGGTCCGCCTGCCTGCATCCCAGCAGGGCGGCGGTGTGGGCCGTCATCTGGCTGAACGTCTCCAGGACGTTCTGGTACGTGTCGATGTTGTACTGGCTGACCCTCGCCAGCTGTCTGGCGTCCCCCTCCGTCCTCTCGGCCAGGGCCATGGGCTGTGCGTACTTCTCCTCCAGCATGAAGCGCTGGGTGCCGTCCTCGCTGACCGCCAGGATATGGCTCAGGTCGCTGGTGTCGTAGCGCACCTCCCACTTCAGATATGCCAGCTGGCGGAACCTGATATCGAAGCTGTCGTACGCCATCTTCTTCCCCTCGATGCGGGGCCGGAGACCGGACCCCTCCAGCACGTTGGTGTAGCCGGTGGTCTTCCCGAAGCGCAGGAGGAACGCCTCGTCCGACAGGGGCAGACGCCTCTCGGCGGGAGTGGCCTCCCAGAACTTCATGTATTCGGCCATCTTGCTCTCCCTCTCCCGGGCGATGATCGCCCGCAGCTGGTTCACCACGCCCTCCTCGTCCGGGAACCCCTTCTTGATGACGTTCTTGAACTCGGCCGACGGCTGGCGGCTCTTGTCGGCCGTGATGCCGTAGCCGCTCCAGTTGGGGAACGTCTTGCAGTAGGTGTCGTTCAGATGGAGGAAGTAGCGCTCGATGGGCTTGGCCTTGGCGTTCCGGATGCGCGCGGGCGTGACCTTGTCCGCCACCGTGGCATAGTAGGGGGCCATCGCGCTCTTCGCGTAGTGGTCGCTCTGTATCTGGCAGGTCCGGTACCGGGCCCCGAACAGCTCTCGGGTGTAGTTGGCCGCATCGCGCAGCGCCTCCGCTATCAGTTCGGCGGTTTCGGTGTCGCCTATGGCAAAACCTATGGGGAAGTCGCAGCACGGATCCAGCACCACCTCCAGCACCTTCCTGTTGCAGTATGTCACCACGCCCTTGGCGTTCTGCTTCTGGTAGTACAGCTCCGCATCCCAGCCGTCGAGCGACCACATCAGCATCGCCGCCGTCGGCTTCGACCTCGTCACCTGCATCCCCCTGGTGTTCGAGAACGCCGTGGTGCCGTGGCGCATCGTCTCCGTCACCAGGCTGTTCTCCTTCCGGATGCGGGCCACGGTACCGGCCGTGATCCCCTCCCACCCCTGCTTCCGGGCCGTCTCGTTGTAGAGGCGCGCCACGAACTCGTTGTCGAAACCGTTCGGTATCGCGCACAGCGAGATGATGACGGCCTTCTGTTCCTCGCTGGCCACCTTCGCCGCGTTGCTGTTCCCGTGCTTCCCACTGATGAGCGCCGGATATCCGTCCCTGAGGTACTCGTTGTACTTCTCCTGCAGACGGCGCGGGTTCTCCGGAAGCGAGTTCGGGTACCGGTCCGCCATCCTCGGCAGGGCCTTCGCGGCCGCCGCCCAGAACTCGCCCTTGGGCACGCTCCGGTGGCCGGTCTTCGCGCGCATCCCGTTCGAGCGGTCCAGCCACGTCCGGAAGGCGTTCAGCACCGCCGCGTTGTTCGAGTACTCCTGCACCTTCTCCGGAGTCAGATGGCTGCCGTCCCCGAAGGCGTATGCCTCGTAGAAGTTCAGCGCCGCACCGTCCGGCTCCACCGTCTCGACGAACGGCTTCGCCTCGGCCCGGGCATTCAGGTCCGGATACCGCCTGTACACCTCGCAGCGGTACTTGTAGGGGAGGGAGTCGACATAGTACAGGGCGGCGGTATTGCGGCAGCCGCGCTGGGCGCACTCAACTTGATTACGATGAGCCAACTGCTTCAGTGACTCATACGTCAAGATGCCATTCAGTTCCTGTACGGATACGCATGCCCTATTGTTTATCGCTTCTGCCATATCTTGATTTTTTGGTGGAGTGGCGGGATTCGAACCCGCATCGCTTAGCCCGTCATCCGGACCGCCGCTCTCTCCGTTGAGCTACACCCCTGCAGTATCAGTTCTCGTCTTGCATCTACATCTGAATGTTGTGGTATTCCTCGGTACCGTGGACATCACCCACATCATCGCCCTCTTCCTCGGAGACGGCATTGCCGGCAGGCATCTCCTCCTTCTCCTCCCCGAGCGGAACCCACTTCGCGCAGCACCACGATGACGCGCCGAAGTTCAGTACCAGCAATATCTGCAGCCACCAGTCCGGACGGCTCATGTCCACTTCCGCGCACATCCCGCACAGGGACAGCGCGCACCAGACGGCCAGGCACTTCTGACCCGCCGTCAGACCGGCGAACCGGCTGCTATTGTACTTGGATTTGATCTTCTCTATGATTCTCTTCATGACCGGTCCTCCCCTCTATCTTACGGCTGCCGTAATCAGTGGCCAAAGGCCGTTCTTGTCCTGCTGTCCTACATTTACGGAGAAGGACTTTCCGGTGAATCCCAGGCTGCCGCAGATGGCATCGGCCAGGGGACGGCTCTTGATGGCGAAGTAGCCGCCTCCCCTGTGTCCCTTTTCTACGGGGACGAATCCGTCAGCGCTGCCGCTCACGTGTATGTACCAGTCGCGCGGGCGGTCCTGGTCCTGGATGAACTCCACTCTGGAGTTCGTGTCGATATCCATCCTGCGCGAGGCCGGAAGACTGAAGTTTACGCATCCCAGACGTCTGGATACCTTGACGCTGCACTTGCCGAAGGCAGTCCCCTGCTTGCAGTTCGACAGATTGAAGATTTTTGCTCTCATGACATTGATATTTTATTGGATTGGATTTTCACGGATCACCGCCGGATCATTGGAGCGCGGCGTCAGCACCGCCTGCACCTCGACCCCGCCATTCTGGAGGGCGTACCTGCGGATCCGCCGGCACAGCTCCGAGTCGCACGACCCGGACAGGGCGGCGCGCACCGTGACCCTTGAGGTCCGGAAGACCTTTGCAAGCTTCCCGTGCTGCCCGTATCTGAGAAGAATGGTTGTGTTTTTCATCTGTTTTCTTATTTTTGCAGATACTTTACAATTGAAATCGGTACAAATGTAGATATTTTCTCAATATAACAAAAATATTGAGAATTATTTTCGCTGAATTATGATGATAGATAGATTAGGTCAATTTATCGACCATTTGGAAATTAGTGTTAGAAGCTTCGAAAATACCATCGGAGCAAGCAATGGGCTTATACGAAAGGCCATTACAAACAAAACAGATATCCAAAGTAAGTGGATATCTGCCATTGTAGATAATTATCCTCAATTAAATTTGGATTGGCTTCTCACAGGTAAAGGCGAAATGATCCACACCACCACAGCCGTTCCGGTACCGGCCGGCAGAGGCATCCCGCTCCTCCCGACCGCGGCCCTCTGCGGATTCGGTACGCAGGCATTCGACGACCTGCCTGTCATGGGCTACTACAGCGTACCGGAATTCCGTAACGCCGACTTCCTGATCGGCCTCATCGGAGACTCCATGACACCGAGATTCGTCCCCGGGGATATCGTCGCCTGCCGCATCGTCCGCGAAAGGCTCTTCTTCCAGTGGAACAGGATATACGCCATCTACACCGGCAGCCAGGGCGCGATGGTCAAGCGCGTCAAGCCCTCCAAACACGAAGGATGCATCCTGCTGATCTCCGACAACCCGAACTACGAACCCTTCGACATCCCCCTCTCCGACATCACCGCCCTCGCCCTCGTCATCGGAGTCATCCGCGTGGAATAACCCTTAATAAATACAGAAATGACAGACAAAAAGAAACCCGGCGGCAAACCGGGTCACAAAAATGTCGAATTGGACAAAACGAAGAGGGATATACCCCCGCACGCAGATCACAGTCACTCAACTAGCAGACCTCAAGGAAAATCTGAAAAGACATATAAATAATTCCTATGACCGCTATCGAACAGACGAACAGACGAATCGAGCAGCGGTACCACTTGGCCATCCTATGCAGCAGTTCCATATTGGCTTCGGAGCGGTACTTCAGCGATCCTGCTTTCATAGCGAAGAAAGCATTGTCCCTGCTTTCTTCTGATTGACTCTTGTACCAGTCAACGTCTTGGTCGTTCAAATAAAAATCTGCCGCCTCGCCCGTCGTATGCAGAGACTTATCAGAAAGCACGCCGTATGATATCATAAAGATAGAGGCACCGATTGACAGGAGCGTTGCAGCTGCACATATCAACGTTGTCAAATCCTCTGGATTCCTGACCATACACGCCGCGAACGCACTGATCAGGGCCAATGCCACTGTAACCATCAGCCCCATCAGAACGGAAGCCTTGGAACTGATCCGGTCAAATGCCTGCTCCGTCTTCTCGACATCCAGTTTGGCCATCTCGTATGTGTCCATAATGATAGCCTCGGACACCACACGGCCGACATTTACATAATCGATAACTTCTTTTATTTCTGCAGTCTTATCCTGACTCTTATTCTTTTGCTGTTCCATAACTATTCATATTGATCCTTCAGCAAATAAAAGCCATTTTTCTCTTTTTTCCAAGCCTTTCCCCCGCTTTATTCCCGTTAAACCACTGGTATAAACCCCTTTAACCGCCCCTTGACCGCCGTTTTAACCCTAATTTTATGGTATTAAAGGGGGGTCTATCTTGTAAAAAAGCCGCTTTCAAGCCACTTCCAAAGCCGTAAACGGGGTATTCAAGTACTTGTTTTCGGCATCGAATTGTCACCCCATTGTTACCCCATTCGTCACCCCAATACCATTTTCGCCCCTCGGATCTGTCACCGGCACCCGGTTAAACGGCTTTAGAAAACCCATAAAAAAAGGGGCTCCCGCCCCCAGTTTGCAGCTGCTTCTCCGGCTGCTGCTGTTATGCCCCTAAAACCCTCTCAAATGCCCTTAAAACGGCAAAACACCCATCATTCGCCCCGATATATAAACCTGTTTAAACCCCATGTAAACCCCCGCCCAAAATAAAAGCCCCCACAGGCCCCCCGATGTAAGCCAGATGTAAAGCGATGTAAACCAAAATGTACAATTCGTTTTGCCCGCCCCCAGATAAAAAACCACCTCTAACCCTCTGACAATTAATCACCTCCCGTCACTTAACCTACTTCTCTCAGTTGTACGTTTTGTTTTCATGCCCATACTACTGATATCGGACTGCGAAATGCAGAATTGAATTTCAGACAAATCGATCAGTCTCACATAATAGAGAACATCATTTACAATGAACTGATTATTCGTGGGTATTCAGTTGATGTCGGAGTTGTTCCCGTTAACAAATTTA